GGCGGCGCAGGCGGCGTGGGCGGCGGAGGCGCCAGTGTGGAAAACGATGGGAGATAAATTGCTTGAACTTATCGAGGCGGCATAACTGGCGACGGTTAATCGCAGCCCATCCCGCTCACGGGCGGGATGAACGGCGATCTTGCCGGGGAATGGGGAAAGTCATGATCGATATCGTAATCGCAACGCTGTGTTTCGCGCTGCTTATGGCGAGCGCAGTTGCCGCCGGGGCTTACGTGCTCCTGACGCAATCGCACCTGCCGATGTAGGGGACGGCAGGCGAGAGCTGAACGCGCAAACGCCGGATGGTTACGAGACCTGGCGCGACACCGTAGAGCCGATCCTTCCGCTTCCAACGCCTGAACCGAGCAGCCGCCATGAATGCGATAGCCTCACATCAACCGCGCATATTCTCCGCACAGCAAGTGGAGGCGTTGAAAGCACCTCTGTTCCGCGGGAACGTTAGCTCGCGGGTTCAATCAGGGCGCCAGCTTTCGTATATCGAAGGGTGGTGGGCAATCCACGAAGCAAACAACATTTTCGGCTTTGATGCGTGGTCGCGGGAAACGATTGAGACGAAATGCGTTGCGGAGCATAAACGCAGCATTGGGAAGCCACCGAACCAAAAGGAAGGGTGGGGGGTTTCCTACATCGCCAAAGTGCGGGTCACGGTCGGAACCATCACCCGCGACGGGACGGGTGCCGGGCATGGCATAGATCAGGACCTCGGTCTTGCCCACGAGTCGGCAATCAAAGAGGCCGAAACGGACGCGATGAAACGCGCCTTGATGACGTTCGGGAATCCGTTCGGCCTAGCGCTTTACGACAAGACGCAAGCCGAAGTCGAAAGCGCGCCCAAAACCGCCCGCGCGCGGATTGCTGAGATTGCCGCGTCGGACGATCCGCAGGCCGGCGCGGAAGCCATGGCCGAGGAATGGACCGACAAGCAGGCGCAGAACCTTCGCAACGGCCTCAGCGCTCCCACAGAGCACACGCGGCCCGCTCCGCACACACTCCCGCCGATCGTCAACGAAACGCCCCGGCAATGGGCACAGCGCTGGGCGAAGGCGATCCAACTGTGCGAGACGGTGCGCGAGCTGGAAGACTGGATGCGGCTCAACCAGGAAATCCGCACCAAGCTGGTGACCAAGGGTACGGAGTTTGTCCGCTCTATCATAGAGGCCGGCGAGACCGGCGTGCGGCGCCGCATTGCCGAGGCTAACACGGTGCCCGAGCACGACGCCGATGGCGTTGTGCAAGAAAACCCTACGATGATGGCGATGCGGAACCTCCCGGCATCCCGTGCGCCATCTGCGGAGCCGCAGTTTACAGCTCAATGTTCGACATCTGCTTTGGCTGCGAGCGCGCCCTGCTCGACTAAAGGCGCAGCGCTGAGCACGGAATCGCCTCCGGAAGTAACGCACCCGGCGGCTGCGGCCCCTGCATTGTCCCCCAACCCCGGTGCGGGGGCCGCTACCACAAACCCTACGTCGGGCGCTGCCGGGAGTGCGGCGCCAAAATCCGGGAACTCTTGTATGGGCGCCCCCTCTGTTTCAAGTGCTGCCACGGATGCGATGACCCGGAATCCGGTCAACCTGGTCAAAGTTGACTGGGAGGTATGGCTCGCCGAGTTCGAGGACAAATGCGTCGGCTGCGATACCATAGAGGAACTTATGGCCGTGTGCGATCAACAGCCTGTCGGCATCCCTCCTGGCATCCAAGAGCGTAATTCTCTAACCGTAAACCGACACTGGAAGCGGGTTACGGCCCCCGCGACATGGGGGCCGTGATGAGCGCATCATATCCGTTCCGCCGCCGCGGCGGCACGCTGGTTCCTGCCTCCGCGGAGGCAGAGGAGGCCTTGCGCGCGATGAAGGATGGCCGCGATTGCATGGTCACGCTTAAGGTCGCACGCAACGTCAGACACCATAAACTGCTATTCGCAGCGCTGAGGTTCGTTCAAGAAAACACGGATTTATTTGAAGGTCGAACAACCGACGTGATACTGACCGCGCTAAAAATAGCGACTGGGCACGTTGATGTATTTACAGACACGTCAACCGGGGCTACGATAATGGTTCCAAAATCTATCGCCTTCGAAAGCCTCGACCAAACAGCGTTTTCGCGTTTCTTCGACGCGGCTGTCAATATCATCACGTCGAGATGGATGCCTCCCGGTACAGTTACCGAAGACGTAAGGCGGCATATCGAAGATATGGTCGATGGCGGCTATAGCGAGATGAGGCGAGCATGAGCCTGCGCCCCGCACCTGTCGGCTCGTTGCTGAAACAGCCAAGTTCATCAAGTAAGGGCGCTGGATCATCAAGTAAGCCCCCGAAGGGCAAGCGCCAGGCGCCCGCGTTCAACGCGGGCAAACACCTTGCGGCAATTAGATGCCTCCCTTGTTGCTCATGCGATACGGACCCGGCCGGCATCGCGGCTCACGTTCGGATGGCGGACGCCGCAGCGGGCAAAGCTGACAGCGGCATGGGCCGAAAGCCGGACGATCGGTGGACCGTGCCAATGTGCCGATCGTGTCACACGGACGCGCCGGACTCCCAGCACGCCTTGGGCGAAGTGCAATTCTGGGCGCATCTTGGAATTGATCCGCTGTGGCTGTGCGCTCAGCTCGCTTCGGCGTCGCCGGATGTAGGCCGGATGAGGGATATTATTTTCAAAACTCGCGAGGTGAGAAAATCATGAGCGAGCCGACTCCGGGAACGTGGAAAGCATACGCCAGAGACGATGGCTCGTGGCAGTTGGAGGACCTTGGGAAGGGCCTTATGAAGGAGCCTCTGCCGAGGCTGCTTTGCAGAAGTCCGCCCCCCAAGAGGACACGGTGGGGACAAATGCGGCCGATCCGCGAAATGGTGCGACCCCCCGCAAGCTGCGCGCGGCAGACCGTGTATGCGAGCGAGGAGGCACGCAAGGCCGATTTGCTCCCGATCGGGAAAGGACTGGTGGGGTGATGCGAAAACCAATTCTTTGCGTGGATTTTGATGGCGTGATCCACAGCTACACGAGCGGGTGGAAGGGCGCCGACGTGGTGCCTGACCCGCCTGTCGGCGGCGCGATTGAGTTTCTGTGGCGTGCCGCAAAAGTGTTCGATGTGCAGATTTTTTCCTCCCGGAGCAATGAGCCGGGAGGCATTGATGCCATGCGGACTTGGCTGGATGCTGAAATCTGTCAGCACTTTGACTGCGCTTTTGGTGGCGACCCTCGCGACTTTGAGGCCGCTCGCGAATTAAGCGCCGCCATTTCCTATCCGACCGTAAAGCCGCCCGCGATGGTCACAATTGACGACCGCGCGATCACATTCACCGGGCAGTGGCCCACAATCGAAAGCCTGCGGAATTTTCAGCCATGGAACAAGCAATCACGGTCAAATTCCTCGACAGCGGACGCGAGCCGAAATGCCCGCCCGACCCTGCGTTTCCTCATATGGGTTGAAGCGCGTATCCCGGTCGAAATCAAGCCGGGAGAACACGGGCAAAGCTACGCGACCAGCCCTCTCATAAAAGGGCTGTTGGTGCCCCTTGTGCCTGGCGCCTCGACAGTCGCCAGCGATATTGCGGAGGCGATTGAGGATTTAGGCCTTGCGGCAACGGAGGCGGCAGATGCCTGAACGTGACCTGACTGACGAATGGCCTAGCGACTGGTACGACCTTTGGCCGTGGGAACGAGAGATTGAGGAAAATGATGCCCGCGCGGCGCCGGCGCTTACCGGCGCCCCTCCGGTAGCAGCCGCTGTTCGAACGAACGATCGATCCGGTCCCCCAGACTCTTGAAATCGCCCCGCATTTCGACGCGGAACACCTCGAACAGCGCCGTCATCCGCCGATCGATTTCAAGCAGTAGCTCTTTCGTCTCGAGGCGGTGCTGCATGAGGGCGGCCTCTGTTGCCTCTAGCTTGCGACGGATATCAACGCTGTCGGCCTCTACCCTTTCCTTCAATTCTTCGTGGGCGTTTTCCAGCACATCGAGCCGATGCAGACGCTCGCCAATCCCCGTAAACATCCTTGCGACCGTGCCGACAAGGCCGCCGCCGAGCGCCAGAGACAGCCCGGCGATAATCAGCGATGCCCAGCCCAGATAGTTATCGGCCATCACGGTCCCTTCACCGGAGGATGATCGGAGGGCTTCCAGTCGTGCATGATCGACCCGAGCGCGGCGATGACCGCGTGAGACACCCACGTGTGCCAGTCCAATGCAGCCTGGGGGCTGAAGTTCCCGGAGGTCAAATACTGCACGAAGTCTATGAGCAGCGGCGTGAACCCGACAGAAGTAGAAATCGGACTGCGCCAGAAGTTTGCTATGCTCGAGCCGATGTTCATGGTTGTTTCCCGTTTGTACGTTTTGCTAAGATCATCTTCGATCGACCGCCACCGATCAGGCTCATCCCGATATGTGGTCCACGGCTCCCACGTCACTTCCCGAGGGCAGCTTCCAGAGCCGTAATCGCCGTCTTTAGGTCCGCGAGCGCCGTAGGGATGCTGCCGGCCACGGTGGTCAAGGTCGGCACCGTTGCCCCCGGCGTAACCAAGTTGGCAATCTGCGCCTTCAGCGCGGCGTTAGCCTGCGGGATTTGCGCGATAAGCGGCTTCGCCGACGCCGGCACGAAGGGCAGCCATGCGACGATCGGTGCCATGAAGCTGTTTGCGTCCAGAAAAGCGTTGACAGCCGTCAACCACGTCGGCGGGGATGCGTTTGTCGCGGGGGGTGATGCGGGCGGAACAACGGGGGTATCGGCCACGGGAGCAGGTTCCTTTGTCGGCACAAGGGGGGCGCCGGCGAGCGCCAGCGCGTGATTGAGCGATGTGTCGAAGGCGTTGGCCGTCGATCCCGACAGCTCGGCGTAAATCGCCTTAATCAAAGCTACCGGATCGACCTGCTTAATCGCAGCGAGGGTCGCCGGCCCCATTACGCCGTCTTCCGGCACCTTAACGAGGCCTTGTAGAAACTTTACGGCGTCGTGCCCACCGTTCGGGGAGCACGCCGAGAACTCCAGCATCGAGAACGCAAGGCCGGGGTTAATTGCTTGAAGCCCGTCGAAGTCTATGACCGCCTCAAACCCGGACCAATTCGGTTCGTAGCCGATCACCTTGTCGAGAAAATCGCGGGCGTCTTGTTCAGCGGCCACCGATACCACTCCGGATATTTTATCCGACCTTCGGAATCAATCGTGACCTGCACCCCCCGATAAGGAACTACTGGTCTTTCGGCTTCTCCGCCTGTCTCTTGACGATCTCGTTTATCCATTCGATCAGCCTAACAGAGTACGCGGGGGGAATGGAGGTCTGTATGATCTGGTCGAGCTTCCGAAGGTCGGCCTGATCGAGCGTGATGGTTTGTTGAGCGAAGGCCGGGCTGGCGATTAAAGACGTGAGGAGGGCTAGGCGAATCATTATTGTAACGTCACAGACGTAGTTGCGCCAGTCACCGCAACACCCTGATAGTAGCTATCAACGTCGGCTATGAGATGCTGTTCGATAACGGTCTTGAGGTAGGCCAGAACCTGCACGCTCGAGCACACGCCGTTGATGCTGGTGTTGCACGCAGCCTGAAACGTCGCAATCAACTGCGTGTGCCACGTCCCGGTACTGTCGGTTATCGTCGCCGAGCAGGTGAAGTTGCCCGCCGTGACGTTGCCCACAGTACAGGTCCCGCCGGTACCACCGCCGATCGAGAGAGTGATAGTGTCAGCGGCCATCGCCGGAGAGGCGAAGAGGGCGAATAGAAGGGCTAAGCGTTTCATGTCAAACCTCATTGCCATGTGACGAGCGCAGCACCGGCCGGCGTTTTCGGCTGTTTCCACGCTCCCCCGGTATAGAACCAAAATTGGCTGTTCGTGGTATCAAATACCATGGGCACAAGACCGGTGAAAGATGATGGCGTCCCGGTCGGTGTACCGGCGACAGTCGGGATGTAGAGGAACCCATCCGTTGCGCTGGTTGAAAGCGCCGCATTGCCAACTAGCACGGTCTGCGTTCCGCCCTTGAGGGTGAGCGCGGTTGATGAGGTATTCCGCGACGTGGCGGCCGCGCCAACGTTGGTAGTCTTAAAGATAAGATCGCCGCCATAAGTGGTAGACCCGCCCGCAGGCGTGCCGGTAGCTAGACCACCAAGGATTGTCCCGTTTGGAGAAGCGGTATTGGAATTGCCCGCCGCGACGCCCACCATAGACAGCGTAATGGGATTGGCCCCGGTGCCGTCCACTCCGCCGAACTGAAGTTGTGAAGTGGCCGGAGAACTTATCTGAGCGTTCGTCCGGCTCGTGAACGCTAGCTGCACGGCGTTATTAATGGATACGTTACCATTGGAGGTAAACCCGTTGCTGAAAGTAATGACGCCCGATACTGTCTGCGCCGCCCCCAACGTCATCAACGTGTCGGTCACTGCCGGCACCGTCATGGTGTAGTTGGTCGCCGACGCGTTCGCAGAGGTAAATGTCGTGTAGCCGGTAGACGAACCGAGCAGACGAACGTCAGAGTTTGTGAAGGTCTGAACGGCCGTGAAAGTCTGAGCGGTGCCCAGAAGCGCCACTGTGTCGGTCACAGCGGGGAACGTGAGAGTAAAATTGCTCGCCCCCGCGTTGGCCGACGTGAAGGTTGTATACCCCGTCGATGAGCCGAGGAGGCGGATGTCGGAGTTTGTGAAGGTCTGGACCGCCGTCCAGGTGTTGGCGTTACCCAAATTAAGCCCGGCAACGACAGCACCCGTCGTCGGGCTGATTGTCAACGTGCTGTTGGCGTTGGCCGTAACCGATGTAACGGCACCGCTGCCAGAGCCGCAGTCGCTACCGGTACCGGACAAAAGACCCGCAGTGTTTACGTGGACACACTGCGTCCCCGCGCTGGCCAGACCCGTCACAGTCAAGGCCGATAGGCCCGAACTTGTCCACGTCGTGCTGTCAGGGAGCGTTAAAGTACCAGTAGGAGAAGGGTTGGCAACCGGCAGATAGGCCGTGCTCGTGAAAGCATTGCTGCCGAGCGCTACGCCGGCCTGCTCGATCTTCGTAGCATTGATGCACCCTGCCCCGCAGTCGCCGCCGGTGACGGTCGGAGGGACGGTAACGCCGCCATCGTTCTCGATCTGGGCAACGGCAGCGGAAGTAAGGCTACCAGTTGGAGTATTGTAGAACGTAATGTGGGTCGGCGTAGATGTGCCGCTCCAGAGCGAGTCAGCGTAGATGCGAACCGACCCGGAAGACGCAGTCGTGAAAGCCGAACCGGTATAACCTAGACCTTGAAGATTGGTGATCAGCGAACCAGCGGCCGTCGCCGTAGGCGATGCAGCGGTTCCCTCCGACCGGCGGCCGGCAAAGTTGGACGCGGCGGCGAATGAATCGATCTCTACCCGGCCTGCTACGGTATCTGCACTTCCGAGCTGAAGGACTGTGCCAGCTATCGCAGTCGGCAGTGCGGCGGCGTTAAGATTAAACGACTGCGCACCGTTGATCTGCATGTCGCCAGCGCCGAAGATCATCGCGGTGCCGTTAGTAGTCACCCCCAACATGCCGCCGAACGCGCCGGCGTTGTTGTATTGGATCGAGTTTACGTTGCCGCCGGGCGTGCCACCGCTTCCACCGGCGCAAGTATAGGGGGCAAGAATATAAGCGTTCCCACCAACGGACGACATGCCCAAGCAACTGTTATTGTCGGCGCCCCCATCGGCGCTATATACGACCGTCGGGACGCCGACAAGCGCGGCATTGTCGGTATATAAGACGGGATCCCCACCCGAAATTTGCGCAAAAGCGCATACCGGGAACATAAATGCCGTTGAGGCTAATAGGGCGCGCTTCATGACATGGCTCCTAATTTAGGAAATTCGTCACTGTGTAGAAGAGGAAACCATTCACATTGTTATTAACCCCCGTCCCATTAACGACTTGAAACGAGGCGTTTACAGCACATTCGAACCAAGCGTTGCCGTCAAAGGGGAAAAATAAAGTTGCACCAGAATTAAGATTGAAAGCGCCGTTGAACACGTTTCCAGCGCCGTCTTGGAACACAAGCGTAGATAGAACCGTATTTGCCACCAGAAGTCTGTGCACCCTGATGTATAAGCCCGCCCCCGGCGCCGCTATCAGCGTCGCCGTGCCGCCCGAGGCAATGTTTCCCGTCGCCACGGAAATCGCGGTGAGCTTCCCGGCGCCTTCACGTGGACTGAGGTTAAATCCGGCCATGTCACCATGCCCTTCCCTTAGACCACGGCCGGAACGATCTGGATTGAGGTAAGGACCTGCGGTGCAGCGTCAACCGTCACGGCCAGCGTCGCCGAAAAGGCCACGTTGTCCACCGTCAGAGACAGATTTACCACGTCGGAACCGGGTGCGATCGCCAGTTCCGTCGCGGTGAGTCCACCGCCCGCCACTGTCAGCGTACCGACGCTGGTCGAAGTGTTGGTCCACGTCGGCGGAGTGTCCGGCGTCGGAGGGGTGAGCATGGGGTTGCCGTTCGCATCGAGGTACGCAATCGTCATGTTGACGTTGTGACCTACATTCACTGTAACTGCCATTTCGAGCCTCATTCCGGGTATTAGGGTTACCCCCACGCCGTCCACGGTAAACACGACGTGAGAAACTTTGGGTTTATGCTCCACGTGAGTAGAGCCAAACGATCGGGATGACCACCAGGGTGTCATAAATCACCGTCAGGATCAGTTGCATCACTGTCGGGTTCGTCGTCATCGACCACGCCAACAAGAGTGCCCCTGCGAGGGCCAGAAGCAGCAACATCCGGGTCGCCGTGATCGCCGCTGCGGCTGCTATTACCGCCGTTACCGTGGTCAGGAAGGCGGCGCTTGAGTTTGTCGTGTTCGGGGCCGCCACGCTCGATGGCGACGGCGCGGGCGATGCCGCGGCCGAACTTTGAACCTGGCGCTCCGAAATCAGGCGGACCTTCGGACGGCTCACCGCCTCGTAAACGCTGTCTGAGGGTATCGAGTCCGATTGAGGCATCAACATCCTCCAGGCGGTTCTTGGCGACGATCCACTTCGTCACGGCGTCGGCGATCCGCAGCTTTTCGCCGGTGGTAAGCAGCGATTTTCCAGTATCCTTGTTTTTCTTATCTTCTTTGGCCTCTAAAAGCAAGTTTGAGATGAAGGCATCCATATGAATGGCAATCATATCCGATTTACCACGGCGGGAACGTTTAGCCACACTTTCAATCCTTTCGACGTGCGTTAACGGACGCGAACCCGATCCGGTCCAACTCTCCCGCGGCTTCCATTTCTGCCCTGACTTTAGCTTGGCGGGCTTCTTGTGCGGCTAATTTCTTCTTGTATGCCGCTTCCAGTCGCTCAATAGCGCGTTGCTCTGCCGTCAGTTGTTCCGAAGTCGCCTTGGCAGGAGCGGCTTTCGCGGCGGCCGGCGCCTCGGTCGCGGCCTCCCCGCGGCGAAGACCGGCCGACGAAAACCCTATCCGTTCCGGCGGACCGCCCATGACGCCAAGCGCTGCATTGGCCGCTGGGCCGGATAGGGTTTCACCGATTCGCTTGCTCCATCCCGGCGTCTCAATACCACGAGCATTGGCAACACCTTGCAGCCCCCCGGACGCAAAGGCTGACAGCATATCCATGATCCCGGTGGACGGCCCAGCATCCGACGCCTTGTCCAGATACTGTTGTTCCGGGTTTGGCCTAGTGCCGCCGACAAGGCCGCCGCGGATGGCCGCTGCCAGCGTTGGATTGGGCGGGCGATACATCGCAGCCGGCGCGGTAAGTTGCTTCGCCATGTCAGGCTTGATCGGTGTGGCAAACAGGATGCGCGATATTTCCTCGTTTAGCTTTGGATTTGGCCGCAGTCCCACGTCGCGGTAAAGCCGGATAGCGTTCTTGGCCGCCGATAGCCACCGCCCCGTCGCAACGTTCTCGGCAATGTGCGCGCCGCCAGCCGCCAGCATATTTTCACCGGACTGATCTTCGGCAAGACGGCGGGCAGTCTGTGACCCTCCGAGCGTTTCAAACTTGGTGCCGAACATTTGCCGCTCTTGCGTAACCGCATCCACGAAGGCGTCGAATTCGGCTGGCGTGCGGAAGATCGGCTTCAGTTGGTCGCGCATCCACTGGTTCTTGATGAGCGACTTGGCTTCATCGCCAGAAAGCCCGGTTTTTGCCATGCGCTCCCGGATTGCGTCCGCCACGCCGAGCCGATAGAATTCCTGGTTGCCCGCGCCAAGCCCACCGAATTCCGCCGCTATCTCTTCTGGGCTGCGCTGGAACAGCGTTCGCCCCTGCCGTACCGCGTCAAGTGATTGCGACGGCCCCGCCCATGCCGCGCGAGCCTTGGCATATTCGGGGTTCATCTTGTCGAGTTCGTCAACGTAAGAACGGCGAACGCGGTCGAGCATCACCCCTCGCTGCGAGAGCCGCCCCGTGATGGCGTCGCGCTCACCGTCGATCATCGCGTCAAGCCCGCGCTTCACGGCATCAAGCGTTCTCATGTTCGCGCCGGGTGGGGATGGCTTGTACGGCAACCCGGCCGCTAAGGCCTCAAGCCGTTGGCTTTCAATACCGGCCGCCATGCCTTTCTTGACGGTCGGATCGGCGAGGAAAAGCTTAATCTGTGGTGTTTCTGGAATTGGGGCAGCCATCGCCACTTCGTACAGTGGATTTGCGGCCTTTGACCGCGCCCGAATCAAATCCTCCGTCGTCTTGTGCATGGACGGACCGCCGGAAATGTACTTGGAGATATCCTGGCCCAGTCGGGCCGCAGCGCCTTCGTCACGCTGATTGAGGAATTGCGAGGCAATGTTGCGGCTTTCACCGGGCTGGCGCGCCACATTCCCGGCAAGGCCCTTGACGTTCTCCCCGCCCACGTCGGCGAGCGTCATGGGCTTGCCCTTCGCCGCGGCGTCGTTGACGCGCGTAATGGCGTCCTGGGCCGTCAATCCGCCGCCCTTCACGTCCTGTTCGAAGCGCTGCGCTACCTTGGACGCCGCCTGTGCGGGGATGTCAGGACCGGCCTTGATCGCTGCGATCTTGCTCGCCCCGGCGCCGGCCAGTCCCCCGCCTGCCGCACCGCCGATGATCCTTCCAAGCAACGAGTCGTTTGTGAGTTGCCCGCCGGCCTCGGAACCAATGCCGCCAATCACCGCCGCGGCCGCCTTGCCAAGCAATCCACCCGGCCCAACGTAGGATGCCGGATTGCCGAGCGACTCACCGATCGCGGTGCCCCATTTGCCGCCGGACGGCAGTTTTCCAGTGACATTCTGCTCGATCAGGCGCGTGCTCTCCGCCTGCCCCGGCACGCCCTCCATGCCCTGCTGGCCGGCCTCTGCCTGCCCCAGCGCGGAGGCCGCGCCCATGGCGCCGCTCACGATCCCGCGGGGGATCGACTTCACCTCGTTCCACAACCGTCCGAGCGTCGATACCTCCGCAGGTTTTTGCTGAGACGGTTTGAAATCCTCCCACGGCCCGGACGCGGCTTGCGGGGCAAAATCCTCCCACGGCCCAGCCATTACACCTTCTCCCAACTGCTTTGTTGCGCCGGATCACCGCCCTTGAACCGATAGCCCTTTCGGACCTCACCAACCGCAGGACCGGCAGGGGCGGCGCTGATACCGCCCGTGTTGCCGGTGCCAAGCCCTTGTTCGGCCTTTTGACGCTGGATCGCCCTATGCATTACCTGCGCTTCAACGCCAAGCTGATCGAGCGCCGCGTTGTACACCTCGGGACTGTCCGCCTTCGACACGATCGAGCGTGCGTACTCGATATCGCTTTCGCGCAACACACCCTGCGGATTGATCGTGCGAGCGTAATCCTTCACGGCCGTATCTGTAGCAATCAAAAGCCGGCGCACGGCAGGATCGCCCGACTCGGTCTGGCCTCGCTGGATCAACTCATTGATCGCCCGCCACTGCCCGCGCGGAACGGCTTCGGATGCAGCTTTGGCGATCGGAATGGATTCCTCCATTGCCTTTTCGGCAACGCCAAACTTTGTTTCGACTGTACCAAGAGCGCGCGCCGCCGATGTCTTGTTTGCCTTGTCAACCGAGTAGTCAGACTCCTTGTAACCGGGATTAATCTCCATGACGCGCGCCATAGTAGCGCGATCCTGCGGCTGGCGCGGATTGGCTATACCGGGCAACTGCCCCTTGGCGATGGCCTGCGCCCGACTCTCCAGTACGGCTTGCTGATCGGGCGTAAGACCGGCCCGGATTTCGGCCAATTCCTTCTGTTGGGCAAACCGCGCACCCGCTTCCGTGAGCTTGTCAGCGGCCTGCTCGCGCGCGTGCATGATCTCAAAGACCCGCTGAACATTACCGGAAGATGTAGCAGCAATCATCATTTGGTCCTGATTGGCGGCAGCAATAGCTTGCATCCGGGCGGCTTTGTCAGCAATGGAAAGTCTGGAATTCTCCATCACTGCTTTGTAGCGTTCCATTTCAATGGCGTTTTGCTTCTGTGCGTAATCCATAGAAGCTTTCCATTGTTCAAGATGCAAATCGGCCACTTCCTTTTGACCGTTTTTAAACCCCTCCATGGCCGCGGCACCGGCCTTCAAGGCCGCTGTCATCGGGGCGCGCGTGAAGATCGAGCCGAGCGCGGCCAAAAGTACGGCCGGCGATTGGAAAACCTGCATCGTGTCTTGGTATTCAAACTTTGGGGGCGGGGTGACGTTCTGCAGCTTGGGCACGCCGGGAATGGCGACGTGCTGCTGCGCCATTTGGTCGTGTTGCGCCTGCGAAGCCTTAAGCCGCGCGGTGGTTTCCTCGGCCACTTTGTTCTGGTTGGCGAGCGCGGCCTCTACATCGGCTTGCGATGCACCCTTGATATCCGGGCGCGGCGTGAGGCCCGGCGCCTTGACTACCTCCGCCGCCGACGTGGGGCCGGTGGCGGGAAGCGTGTCTGGCTTTTCGAGAACGTCGGTGTCAGCCATGTCACGTTGTCGCAGTCTTCACGGCGTTGGTCGCCAGCCCACGCCCCACACCGCCGCCGATCGCGCCCGTGAACGACGCGATAGCGTTCTGCAACGCGGTGTCCTGCGAGATTTGCGCCTGCGTGAGGTCGTTGTAGATCGTCCCCTCGAGGCCAAGGTCCTGCGTCGCTTGGTTCCCCGCCTGGATGCCCGTTTGAGCCATCTGCTGGGCGATCGTGAACGTCATTTGCTGGGCTTGGCTTTGGGCCTCGGAAATTGCCGCCTGTTCCGCGGTCGACCCCGTCAATCCAAGATTGGCATACTTCGACTTGATCGACGTGATGCTGTCGTTAAGAGCCTGAGTTACCTGCGCCTGGGCGCCTGCCGGGAGAACGCCGGTCGTCAACGGGGCCTCGAGCGCGCCCGCGTAAGCGTTGGCGTTGCCCGCCGCGGTGCTGGCCTGATTCGCGACGCCCGTCAGTGCCGCTTGATTTGGGATCGATCCGGTGAGACCAAGCTTTGCCAGCAACGGCGCCGCAAGGTTTGCCGCGAGGCCCGCGCCGCCGAGTGTAAGTGCCCCGGAATTGCTTTTGAGGTAGCTGCCGATCTGGCCCAACGTGGTCGTGTCGCTGCCAGCGGCCGGCGTCGCGGAGGACGGAAGCGTGGTGCCGTAGTCGCCAGTGATGCCGGTGCTCGCCGTAAAGTCCGACCCGCCTGTGCCGAACGATCCGGCCGGCGTGCCGCTGCCAGGATCAAGCACACCGCCGGTGCTGGAAAGGCTTCCAAACGGGGTTGATACAGGCGTATTGGCCGTTGCGGGCGATGCAATCGGCGTCGGCGTTTCACCGGTGTAAGCAAACGTCGCCGGGTCCTGCAGGGCCACCCCCGCCGCGTCCGGCACGCCATAGGCCGCCCCGGTGGGGGAAAGATCAGCCGCCGTGCTGGCGCCCGTCGCAAGGTCAGACCCGCTACCAAGGCCGAAGTAGCTCCCGACACTGCGGGCGGCATCGCTGATGCCAGAGCCGATGTTTCCTGCGGTGTCGCTGATTGCCGTGCCGGCCTCGCCAAACAGGTCGCCAACGGCCCCAAGGCCCCCGGCAAGGCCAAGCCCGCCCAGGCCCAAGGTGCCCGCGCCGATCGTCTCGGCGAGCTGGTCAGGGTGCGTGGCAAGCGATTCCGGGGCGTGCGTGATATCCGTGCCCAGGGAGCTGAAATTTCCTTTGAAGAGATCACTGAGGAAACTCATATTCCTAACACCTTTCTAGCGGCGGCATGCTCGCTCGCATTTTGCCAAACCCAGCGTTGAATATCGTTCGGGTCTTTTGGATTGAGCGAACTGAGGTCCTGCCCATTGAGGCCTAAAGCCTCGTTGAAATCGTCATGTGCTTCCTGGTGTCTGCCAAGTATACCATCGGCATCATGTGAATTCCAGGGCGTCATCACATACACCGTCAGGTTTTGCGAGAGGTCCGTTGTCATCGTTACCGTAAAAGTCGCGTTGTCCGCACCGGATGTCGCGCCGGTGGCGACAACTGTCGGCGCGGAAGCAAACCCGCTGCCTCCGGACACAAGGTCTACCGTTGACACAGCGGACCCCACCACAGTTCCCGTCGCCGATGCGCCCGACCCTGTCTTACCCTGAAATGCGAAGGTGAGGCTTTCACCGTTGGTGTAGCCGGACCCTCCGGATAAAAGCACTAGAGTGGCTATACTACCCTGGGCGGCCAATGCAGCCTGGATTTCCTGATGATCGTGAATGTGGAAATCCCACCACTCTCGCCACTTGGAGAGGTCCTGCGGAGGCGACGATATGGTGGCAAGGGGCATGTCAATTACCGGACGTGCTTGATGCCGCGCGTGACGGGTTTGCTCGTTGGGAGCACCGGAGCCCCGCCAAGCGACATGACGACGCGCTCGCCCCGCACGCCGCCGCGGTTGTCCAAGCTCTCGCCGCCCATGCCCCATTGCAGCCCGTTGGGGGTAACCTGCTCGGCATCGCCCTTGACAAGGTTGGCAAACGTGCCGGCACCGTGCTGGTCTCGCCCGTCCGATAGCGTCTTGTTCGTCTTCATGGGTGCTCCTATGCGTTCACGTTGTCGTCCCAGCCGACGCAGAAGATATAGTTGCTGTCAACAGCCGATGCCCAGTATATGTTTGTGGATTCCAAAACGAACTCGTAATTTGAGTTAATATAAAAGGCAAGGCTTCCGGATGAAGCCATAACTACGGGAGGCGTTGCCGTTGTTGACGTATATGCACCATAATTATTATTCGGTGCAACCATAATTCCGTTTCCTGCAAATGCTTGACAATATACAGCAATTTTGATGGATTTTGCTGTCGTTGGCACGATCCCCGTGAGAGACAACGCTACCCACGTCGGCGCTGAGATGCTTCCATGCGGAGCGCCACTGCCGGGCGTGATCGCAGGAAGGCCGGTCAAGGCATTGCTGTTGTACGTGCCAACGAGGTTTTGGACTTTGGACCCCTTCTGCATCCAGTTGACGAATTTCGGCCCCGTCACCGCGATGCAGCCGCCCGCCCGCGCCTTGTAGCTGTACCCGGACGGCAAGAGCGGCGTCGTACTCGACAGCGACAGCAGCCCCGCCGTGGTCGTGGTGCTCGGGTTGTAGATCACCCAAACGTAATATGTCCCTGCTCCGAAAGAGCTGGTATCAAGCCCGTTTGCGCCACTGGAATTAGCATTGATCGTGAACGATAGCCCGCCCGAACCAGAAAAGCCGGTGCCGACCTTGACGGTACCTCCGGTGGAATTTTCCAACACCGCTTCATCGAACGATACCGCAATCTGCGATGCCGCCGTGGTCGCCGTCGTGTTCGTGATCAGAAGGTTTTTGAAGCTGCCCATGACCGGAACGGGCGTGTTTACGGCCGCCGTGCCGCTTGAATTGAGCGTAATGAAGCCCCCGGCGCCGGAATTCAGCTCCTGGCAGTACTGCGAGACGTACTTTGCGCCGCTTTGAATGCTCCCAGCGTTGGATTGCGTGCCAGTCGCGTCGTAATAATTCAGAACGCCAAGTCCAAACGCCGACATGGTGACGGGGCCGGTCGAAGTTGCGCCCGCAGTCCACGAAACGATTTGCTTGTCGGTATAAGCCGCCGGCGTGTAGCAGTTTGTCTGCGATACCAGCGTGATGACGTTCGTCCCGGTCGCGGTGCATGGGATATTGCCTTGCTGTCCCACAATTCCGAACATCGTGTCGAGGTCGGAGGCCGGCTGATTCCCGGAAAGGTTGGCGAAAGTGTAAGGATAGGCCATAAATCACCCTCCAAAAGGCGAAAAGTTGCGATAAAGAAGGATGAGCGCTTCGATCGTAAAATCTGGCGAGGTCGAAGTCAATGTCCAGCCCACAAGAGCGGCCGTCACAGGCAATGTTTCGCCGTTGTACGTGAGTCCGGACACCGTGAAATTGAGGTTCGCCCCACCCAGCCCTATGAACTGGATAGGCCCTGTCCCCACAAATACCAACGGTTGCTGGTTGGACGATATCGTGATCGGAACGGACGACGTGAGGTTTTCCGCCACATAATCGATCGTGCCTGTCAATGTGTACCCGGCGCCGGAGTTATCTTGCAACAGAGAGTAGGCGCGCATCACTTGTTTGTTAACGATCAGCCCGTCCCCGGCCCACAGCTTGGACTGCAAAATTTTTGTCAGCGTCGTGGACGTGGTAGCGAAAAGCTGGAAAAACCGCGTCCCATCGGTCCCGTAGGCCGTCAGTTGCGAGTTGATTTCCTGACTTCCGATGAATGTGAGGGATCGGTCCTGCGAGCCAAACCACCACTTTTTACCCCCCGACCACATTGCCATGACAATGCGATAATTGCCCGAAAGGTCCAAAACGGGGATCAAGATGCAGTACGTTTTAACCGCATAGATGTTGCACACCGCAGCGCTGGGCTGATTGATCGAAGCATCGTTGACAATCAGGTTTTGCACTTTGGACAACGCCCCGTCCAAGGCATCGTCGCTGATTTTTTCGACCGAACCGCCCTCAAGCCTGTAAACGCCCGTGGACGTGGCAAAGATCAGCGCCCGGCCAAAAGGGGCAACCGAATTATGAAATGGGCTTCCGACCTGCGGATCGACGTTCTGGTTGTTGTACGTGGTAACCACCGGGGATCCGCTGGATTGCACGTTGCTGATCACGTTTACGGACGAGTCGCCGCCGCGGTACAAGAACGAATTGGCCTGGCGAATCCAGGTGATTTCGCGGCGCAGGAACGCATCCGTCACGGGGGACGTCCCGCCGCCGTCGTTCGCCGTGAAATCCGCTCCGTTCCCAGGGGCGGAGTTTGTGAAATTCACCCCGTTCCCGATCCAGACCCGGCCTTGGTATGTCTCGATGCACGTCCCTGACACCCCGGTGGGCATTGTCGTGGCGGTATTGTCGGTGAGCCACGACGGCGCCGCCGCTCCCGGCCCGTACAGCGTAGCGCCGTCCCAGGCGTAGTACGAGCTGGTGCTATTGGTCGAGACGATCAGTATCCCCGACGTGCCCCACTGAGAGGCTTGCGGGCCGGGATTCCCGAGCGTGACCGAGCCTGGATAAAACGTGCCGGGCCCGGCGATGCTGGTTGTGGCCTGCGTCGATAGATTAACCTGGACGGCGCTGCCATCGGAGAAAAACAACGCTGTGTAGACGTTCGCGTTGATGTTGTAGCAGTAGAAATAGATGACGGTGAGGCCACCGGCCGCGGTGTAGAGCGTCGACCCGTTGGTCGGCAGACAGCGCATGTTGCCGTCGCCGATCGGCATGAGGTTTTCAAGCCACGAAAATTCCTGGTCGCCTATCGCCGGCCGGTTGGCCTTGGTATTCAGCCCGCCGAACTTTTCCAAGACGAACGTCTTCGGTTCCGCCCCGGCGAAGGACTTGGCAAGCGATGATTGCTCGCCGGGCATTATTCATTCCCGTAGTACGGCATGAACGGCGTTTCGACGCCGGCGCGGCTGAATTGCAGGTAAACGTCGCACTTCGCCTTCATGGCGTCGGCGTCTTGCTGGCGCTGCGCATCAACGAGGGCCAGATACGCGGCGAAATAGGGCACAGCGTCGGAAAACGGCAGCGGTATTGCTTCCGGCGTGCTGTCAGAGGTCAAATCGACTGGAATACACCATGCGTCAATGTCCATCTGGAGCTGTTGCGACGGCCACGGAAACAAATAGAAATTCCCACCGATGCCCTGGGCGTATTGCGCCCAATAAACAGGGTAATTTTGCGCCTGATTTTGGTAAATCCGGCAATATGCCTGGAATTCGGACCAAATCTTCGGGGTGAGCATTGGCTTGTAGGTGCCACCTTGTGAGCACGCCACCGAAAACAGCCCGCATACCGCCTGAACGCCTGGAATCAGGGCGTTATTTTGTGCCAGCGTGTTGAACGTGGAAAATTGATAGACTTCTTTACTGGCCACTGTGGAACAGGAATTGTCCACCGTCACGTTGAAGGTTGCGTTGCTCGCCCCAGAGGTGGCCCCGGTAGCTGTCACGAGAGGAGCGGTGAGGAACCCCCATCCGCCCGAGGTGAGCGTTACCGTAGACACCGCGGTGCCCACTACGGTTCCCGTAGCAAAGGCTTGCGCGCCGACGCCGTTGCCCTGGTTTGTGAAAGTAAAATTCAGGGTTTCGCCGGCGGTATAGCCAGAGCCGCCGGAATTGAGCGTGAGGGACGTGATCGTGCCGCCCGAAAGCAGCACGCGAACTGATTGCGACTTGATCGCAACGTAGCGGCGGGAGAGGTTTACATATCTTGTTAAATCTGTAGTTGAGAAGTAGGTAGCATTAGGGTCGTGAAGAAGTCTCTGTGTGTCCTGGAGATATTGCGTGAGGGCCATTTTAAGCCCTCAGTGGGAAATTCAGCTTTGCGAACTGACCGTGGAACAGTTGCGCGGCAAAATCATAGACATGGGCAGCGTCTTTAGCCGTTTCGTACTCTCCGATGTACTTATAGCGGCCTGATCGGTCCTTTATCCTTACCACGAACCTGCCAACACGGCTGTCCAGGCTGACGCCCTTGTACCCCGTCGTGTTGTTGGCTTGCTTGCTGCGATTATTGGCGTTCTGAACACGGCCACACACCCGCAGGTTCCCTCTGCGGTTGTCGAGGGGATCCCCGTTGATGTGGTCCACTTCCATATCCACGGGGAACCCCATGATCTGGCGGTACATGTAGATTTTGGCCCGGTTCTTCTCGGAACGGGGCCCGTTCCTAGCGGGCCTGTACTTGCCGCCTGTATCGTTGGCGAACCACTTCCACCGGATGAGGTCTTGGTAGTCCTCATCGTCAACTATGGCTTCGAGACCTTTGGTCAGCGGGATGGTTTTCATCCCTAGATTTTAGCAAGCCAACCCACAAAGGGCAACCCATTTCAACGGTTTGGTTGCAAATTAGATTGGTTGCAACCAAGACGTGTCCACGATCCCTCCAAAGCTTGGGGCTTGCACGGCAATGGTCGTTGGATATGTACCGGCGGTGCCAATCGGCATCAACAGCATGGTCCCGGTCGTGTTGGGATAGCCAAACCCGGCGTCGTTGATGGTTCCGGCCGCGGAAGATGCCTGTGTCGCGCCGCCAGAGGTAATAAGCTGAGTGATTTGAGCCGGACGGAAAGCGGTTGAGAACGGCTGACCAAGTGTCTGACCGCCGGTGGAAGCCGTGTTTGTGCCGGTCCCGACAATAGGATTTACCGTGTTCGCCGCCAACGTTGGCGTGAGGCCAGGGACGACAGTCGCCCACAACTGGGCAGAGGCCAAATACCCTGCGCCTGCAGTACCGTTGGCCCATCCCGTCACAACATAATTCATAATGATCGTCGCGGCGGCGGAGGTAACGCCGGTCAGCGTCGAAAACGTTGGCGTGGCCGTCAGGTTAGTGCCGTGATTGACAGGGTAAAGCGCTGTCAGAGTGCCCGAACCGGTCGGGGCCGCAAGAGCGATCGCCGCACCGGTCCCAACAGCATCACGGGAATCGTTGATGATCGTGACCGGGGGCGCCGTAAGATATCCCGCCCCGTTGTTGGTAAACGTGATGGCATTCACTGCGTTGGCCGAAATCGTACACGTCGCCGTCGCTTGAACGCCGCCCGGAGGTGGGGCGCCAATAACAAGCGTTGGAGCGTACTGATAGTTGGAGCCGCCCGTGATGGTGGCGCCCGATGCGGTGAGTGCCCCGCCCACGACCGGAACCCACGTCGAACCGCCGGCGGAAGGCGCGACAACCATGCCGGTAGCCGCTTGGCCGATGCCGTTCGTGCCGCCCGATCCGGCGTTGGTGATGGCGGCGCCTACCGGGCATCCCGTGAGGTTGGCGAGCCGCCAGTTGCCGCCGTCGCTGTCGATCACCATGGGCCGCTGGGCAAGATCAGCGTTGCAGGTTCTCCAGATGCCGTTTACCGCGCTCGTAAGGTTTGTGTTGGTGTTCAAACCAGCATTACTGACCGGTTCCAGCCACTGCAGCGACGTGTAGGGGCCTGTTGAAACCAAGTAGGTTCCGGCCGGAATGATGAACGTCTGACTTGCGGCCAGCGTAACAACGTCCGACCCCTGGCTTTGCGTAAAGCCGCTAGAACTCAGGATTTGCGAGCCGAATTGCTGTGCGGACCCCAACGCGTTGTTGAGGTTTAGGGCGATGCCGGCGCCGCCGATGCGGGGGAATGCCATGTTACGTTGCTCCTATCACCAGCCGCGGGAGAAGAGTGTTGCGTTGTATGAGCACCAGACACTTACCGGTCCGATGGGCTTGTAACCAGGCCAAGTGACGAACACAGACACGGGCTGGAACGACCCTGGAAAAGGACCAGGCGGAATCGGCATTCCGACATTTGAACCGGCAGGGCCGTTATCGTTCCAGTAACATTGTCCATTAGCAGCGGTAAACATAGAGATAGAAAATCCATTTGGCGGCACCTTCCCACCAAACAAAAACGTCGAAGCATTCCCGACAGTCAGGCTGTTATCACCCAATGACGGCCCCGGCAGAGCAACCGGCGCGGCAAAAAGCGGGCACAGTTGTGTCCCCAGTTCCACAGATGCCGGACACTGTCCCCACGCGGAGGGCGACAGCCCGAAAAGGACGGCGGCAAGAACAATACGCATGATTGTATATCCTCAAAAGGCGTTCCCGGTGATACCGGTCAGTTTCATCCCGGAGGATGGTTTTGAACAAACCACGTCGAATGCCACGATAACGACCCCGATATTGGCGATTTGCAGGTTTGGGATCGAGCTGTAGAACCCGGAGAACGCAAACGGTGCGTCCTCGGAGATATACATCGCCAGATATCGGCTGTTGAAGATGTACGCCGTGCCCTGCGGGCAAAACGGGTCCATGAAGATCGGGGTATCGCCGAGCAGGATCGCCCGGAAACCGGAATTGACCACATCGTCAATGCCGTAGCGCGAGCGCGGGCCGGTCTGGTATTGCTCCATGGCCGACACACCACCGCCACCGGACCCGGTGCCGGCCGTGAGGCCCGTCACCATGTAGTCCGTCATCAGGGTGGTCCAGTCGCCTGGCGCCATCACCATGAAGTCCGGCGCCTCGCCGCCCGCAAGAGACGTGGTGTTGACGATGTATTTGATTGTGCCAGTGCGGGTATTAGTTGCCGACCCGACCGATGTTTTGACCGTCGATTTCCAGAACGTATTCGACGTGCGGTTGATGCCGCCATAGGTCGTGACGTTCGTCCCGTCGTCATAGGCCTGGTAGAGCGAGTCCACCTGCGTCTGACCCGGAACGTTGTAGTTGTTCGTAAACAGCGCCCCCGAGATGGCTTGCACCGCAACAGTCTTGGCGTCCGCCATGCGGGCCTTGAGGATCGGAACGACCACCTCGCTTGATTGGACCAGCGATTCCATGCCCATGAACGGGATGGGAACCACGCCAAGCTTGAGGTTGAATTCCCCGTTCTGGGCAGCCGTCAACACCGCCGGCTGCGGGAATACGCCGGAATAGTCCGACCACGAAAACTGCGTGTAGGAGCCGCCTTGGACGGGCACGGTGATTTGCGAGGCGCCGCCCTTGGCCTTCTGCGCATTGCGCATCAATAGGCCGAGAAGAGGAGTTGCCTTATAAATCTGGACTACTAAACGGGGAACAAAAGCTCGCCTTGTGAGTGCAGCAAGCTCGGCTCCTACAGCTCCTGATGGAAGAATACCTACGCCAAATTGCGGCATGGTTGTGTTTCCCGCGCTAGTTGAGGTATCCGTTATCCTCGCAGATTACCTCAAGTGGAGACCAGCCATCCATCCGGCGGGAAGGGGATGACGATGCATTCTCCAAGCGGTATCCAGCTTTCTCAAGAGCTTCCGGATTGCGCTTCAGGAGTTCGATCGCGAATAGGATTTGATCAGAGACGCGCTGCCCTGGCGGGTCCTTACGGGACCACAACTCCAGGTTCTCGATCCGGTTATCAGCCCGATCGCCGTTCTTGTGATGAACGATCTCGCCAACGGTCAGCGCGCGGCCGAGATGCTTTGCCATCACGTCTCGATGTTCCGGCACGGACTGACCGTTAACGCTGATGCGCCGGTAGCCCTGACGGCCCGTGTACCCTGTCTTGACGTTGGCCGCCTCGTGCCAGCATGCCGCAGAGCAAAACCTCTTGCGAATGGCCTGGAAGCGTTTCAACGTCTCTTCCTTGCCGCATTGCGGGCAAGTGAATTTCACCATAGCCGCTTCCGTGTCAGCGGCACCTTTGCATTTGGTAGAGCAAAAACGGCGCCGGACCCTCGACGAGTGGAACACCTTGAACTCCGTTCCACAGCGCTCACACGGCTTCATGAACGACGCTTCCCGCGACGTTCCGTCCTTGCGCTTGTAGATACCTGTCGGCATTCCTCGTCCTATCTTGTGCCCGATATTACAACGCCTCGGGGCCGGGCGTGTACCTTAATACCTGATTTGGTTCGTCTTTGCGATCTCTTCAAAGAAGCGGCGGGCTTCCTGTTCGGCAAAGGCGTCTTCGTTCTGGAGTAAAAGCGTGCGGTCGTCGTCGCCCTTTTCAAGGCGGCCGAAACCCCAGTCCGTGCCGCCGTAGCCGGAAGGCCGATCGGTGGGCTTGGGTGGGTTCATTTTCTCGTATACCGCAGCCGCATCGCTCGCATGCGGGATTTTGCGCTCGACCATCAACTTTTTGACGGCCTCGATACCATCGTCGGTAAAGCCCTGGGATCGAAGGCGGTCGAATTCGCGCTCCAACTTGCTGTCGATATCCCGATCGGCAAGGCTGCGCTGCAGGTCACGAAGCGTATTCTTGGTTTCCTGCAGTTCCGTATAGATCGGATTGTCTTCGACCGTCTCGATCTTGGCTTCCGGAACGGCTTCCTTGATCAATTTTTGCGCGGCCAACTGAGTCTTAGGCGACTTTAACAGCTTGTCGAGCAGCGCCCGGGCGCCGTTCGCCACGTTCCATTCTTCGGCGGAAATCTCGGGCAAGGTCAGTCACTCCCGCCGGTGTGCTTGATAGAAAGCTCAGGGGCGGACGGATTGGACGGCGCGCCGCCTGGTGAGGCCGCCTCGTTCGCAAGGCGGGACATAGACGACTTGCGCGTGCCCCACTCAAAGGTATCCATCGCCACCTTGATGATCTGCGGGTCGGTGTCGATCAGCGTGTTGTAGTTCGGCGGGTACCAGGGGCGTCCACGTGATTCGGCCATCGTCTTTTCTCCTATGCAGGGGGCATTGCGGGGGCGGCGCCAGTACCCGGTGGCCCCGGACCGCCACCGCCCCCAGCTCCCGCCCCGCCGAGCGAGCGCATGACAGCATCAAGCGCGGCGTTCTTGCCGGCCCCTTGCTGTAGATCGCGAAGCGCGGTCTGCTGCATCCCTGGAACTTCCGCGGATGCAGGAACGTGCTTCGAAAGGCCCTGTATTGCGGATTGAACCGACTTGAACGGGTCCGACCCGATCGGCATTTCGGGCAGCGCCTCGATCAAAATCTTCACCGCTTCCCTGACTTTTGCCATGCCGGCCGCTTGAGCGCCTGGGCTGGCGCTGGGAACGGAAATAGGACCGGCCCCAATTGGGGGTCGGCCCGTCATTTGCGGCGATGGCATGGGCATCGGCATGCGGGTTTCGATCCACGCCTACGGCCCGTGAGCCGTAGGCGACATCTTGTCAAGCGCCACTGAATTACTTCCGGCGGTGCTTGCGGCCCCGGCGATTGCGTTCGGTATTCATGGCTTTACTTCCTTCGCATTTTGCGGCCGCGCCGCGCGTGAGTGATCATGGCTTGCTTCTCCAGCAACGGCACGGGGGACCAAGATTACCCGGCCGGACGTGAAGACGCTACTTGTGGCTCTTACCTTTGGTTGCGAGTTCCGGATGCTTCTCCGCAAACGCCGCCTGGGCCTTCGCCCGCTTTCGCGCCTTCATCGCAAGAGTATCTTCATGCGGCGGGTGTGTCAACATAATCAGATCTTCTGCATCGATTGCGCCCATTTTCATCAGGGCGAACGCCTTTTTCTCCGCATCCTCCATAAAAGCGGGGCTGGCGGTATGCGAATCAACGGTTACCCTGGCGTTGTCCGGGAGTTGCTTCAGGACGAACGTGGACGGCTTTTCATCGGCGCCGACGTAGCCAATGAGTTCCGCGTTTTTGGCCTGTTCCATCTTGAGGCAAAAATCACCGTCCTCCACGCATTGACGCTCGACAAGAAGCGCCCTGTCCCGCATTCGTGGCGAAGCATTTCTTGCCAGCGTCTGTGCATGAGAACCCGCACGGACACCAGGTTCACTCTGGCCCTGCATAATTGGCATAAAACCGGCGATCTCATCGAACATTTCGATGGTCTTTTCGAGCCGGACGAAGAGCTGATCCGGGATTTTGGGCGCGAGGTCTTCGATCTTGGCATTCGGGCTTTCCTCCGAGGCAAAC